AACAGCAGGAGGAACTGCAGGGGACTTGGCTGGCGTCATCAATGCAGACCACACTATGACCGTGACTGCAGGGGGCGCGAATACTCTGGCGATAGGACAGCTCACCAGCGAACTCCTAATCAAATAATGTGGTTCGGACTTTGGATCACATGGGGCGTGCTTTGCGCTATTGCATTGTCTGCTCCTGAGGCAAAGTCAATCCCGGTAGTTCCGTCGTTTACCCAAGGCCAGCTCAAATCGACCACGACCACAAAAACAAAAGTGACAGAGGTGATTAACTCGTACCAGTATCGAACTGGCTATGAATACTCAGCCACTGGCACAAATGTCGCCCCTGACGGCCCGATCGCTCCTATGAGCCTGGTTACAACGACCAACAGCCTCAATGGCGTTACAAGCGTTTGGCGTGGCTTAGACCCCAAGTCGAAGCCGTCATGGAAGATCGTCAATGAAGCTTCTACTTTTAGTTTCAGCGAAACCCTTCAAGGCCCTGGTTTAGTAGAGCACACGATTGTTACCCGCGAAACAGATATAGAGTCAATTAACGAGACGCTAAGCACCTTCACGCAATGAAGCGAGTCATAGCAGCGCTTTTGCTGTTTTCCGCTCCAGTGCAAGCTCAGGTATCAAGCACTGCAGCTCCAGTAGCAAATAGTTCCGGAAGTGTGACGAATCAGGCAGTACAAGTAGTGCCAAGCAGGCAATTTACGAATACATATGGAGGAGGTATTAGCTGTCAGGGTGCAACCCTGAACATCAATCCGTTCATCAGCAGTACCACTGGCTGGTCAAAACCTTACGAGGCTTACTATGACGAACCGGTTTATGACAATCTCGATATTACTGGCGCGTTTGATTCGGAAGGTAATGCCATCCCAGATGGCAGGCCCGATAATCCGGGCAATATCCTTTATATGCGTCCAGTTAGAACGGGTCAAAAAAGTAATTTCTCCATCAACAGCGGTATCACTGCCACCTTTTCAATACCGCTCGATCGACATCACGTCAGGACTTGCAGGGCCGCTGCCGAAAAGCAAGTGGCACTTCTAGACGCAAAGATCGCTCATGAGCGTATGGTCTACGAGATCAAGCGTCTCAAGAATTGCTCTGACCTAATGAAGGATGGAGTCATGTTTCATCCAGACAGCCCCTACGCAAGCATCTGTGCCGATGTCGTTCTAGTAAATCCGCCAGGCACGCTTCCGCCCCACACACACTCAATTCCTACTTCCGCAAAGAGCGCTGATACTTCCGCCGTTCCAATACCGATTCCAGTGGAGCCTTTTTCCCCAGCTTTTCCTTGATCTTTTTTACCGTCTTTTTGACGACGGGCTTGACCGCCTTTAATGCAAAATCACCTAACGGTTTCGCGATGATGGCGCTGGTTGTCGCCACTGTCGCAACGACCGCAGTTGACGTGACAAGACCTGGAGCAGGTAGATAGTTGCTGATAATCGCTGGTACTTCCAACGGTTTGAGCTGTGGTTCACACCTGCCATCCACCATCTCGTAACCAATGATGACAGCGGTTTGAGTTTTGTTTTGAGCGCCTATAGGAATTGCGTCAGGAGGAGGACATGGCAATTCCGCCTCTACACTGGGCGTGTCAGCTGCAAACTGCGCGGCGGACGGGGTTGCAACTGCCGGCTGTTTCAGCTCAGCCGGTTTTTCTTCTGCTGGCCTTGGTGGACCTGTCACTCTTTGCGAGTGCTGGCCAGGCGTGAAGTCCAGAGGTTCATAGTGTGGAATTTCACCACCTGGCATGTCTGCGACAGGAAAGCCCAGCATCAACGTGACTGCTGGTTCTGATGGCAGCCTTGGTGGCGGAATGACCTGATGCTCTGGAATCCTTGGCACGCCTATCGTTTCAATGCGAATCTCTGGAATTTCTGGCATGAAAACAGGCGAACGGTTTACAGCAGGTCAGCTCTGGATTGAACGTAACCGTAGACGCGAAGGGCCGCCTGTCGTTTACACCGTATTGTGCGGCAAATCTGCCAGACCATTCACCGATACAAAAGCCATCCTCAAATGGGTTAAATGGCCGAAAGGCACGCCAACAGGAGATGCGTTGCGTGCATGGCTAGCTTCGTTTGACCAGAAACCAGAAACAGCCGCGCCAGAACTTGATATGGCAAAAATCAAGGCTGAAGGCTTCGGGCCTGAAGCTCATGACGATGATCCAACTGCCAACACCAAGATGATTACTTAAGCGTTGAACCTGTCGATAGCGCGGTTTAGATACCAAGCGGCCTTCTGCAGGTCTTGCACGGTGTTGCCTTTGTGCCAGGCCCGCAGCAAATACTTCATCGTTTGACCGACCAAGTAGCCAGTCACAGCATCAGGCGCACCAGCGACCACGTCCTCGATGACTTCGATCGCCTCAACGCGACCTTTGGTGTAGTGCGCTGGCGAGTTGACCTGATCGCTCATTTCAAGCTTGGAATCGCAGGCCCAGTTGCCTTGGGCAGCTCTGGTATCTCAGGAATCTCTGGAACAGGCACCTGATCCAAAACTGCCTTGGTCAATTCAGTTTTCAGATCGCTGATGTACTTCTTGGTCAGCGATGGGATGCGCGAGTAGAACACCACCGTTCCAACAACCAGCGTTCCAGACATCACGAAGGCTGAGACAGCCATCAGGTTGAAAACTTTTTGCATGAGGCTCTACACGCACTCATCCATGCTACGTCGCTCGTAATAGCGCTTTAGCTTTTCGCACTCTCTGGCTTTGGCGGGCTGTCCCCAGTAATCAAACACCTTTGCCCGTGCTGCCTCGTAGCGAATAGCAGTTGGCAATAGCTCCGTTGGGATACGGCTGCCTGGTGGCGAGAACCTGCTGCCGTTTAATTTGACGCTCATGGGTCAAGTGCAAGAAAAACCCCCCGGTGTGAGGAGCGGGGGGTTATAGAGCAAAAGTTACTCAGAACTTGTACTTGCCGCCAACCTTAAGTCCATAGCCAGCGTCAACGTCCTCAAACTTGGCGACAGAGACTTCGCCGTAAACACCAAAGGATTCGGAGACATCCGCTCCAATTCCCATCTTGCCGGAGAAGCCAACCTCAGCATCGCCGCCATCAGGCTGGGCATAAGCAGGGCCGCCTTGGATGTAAAGACCACCCTTCTCGTAACCCACGTGCCCCTCAAGAATTGACCCGGTAAAATCCGAGCCGCTCCAGCCTGCATTAAATTCTGGATTCAGGTAGAAGCCGTCGGCTTGAGCAGGAGATGCCAGCGCAGCTGCTGAAACGGCGACACCACTCGCAATGAAAAGTTTGAACATTTGGAAGAGAACTAGCGTTTTCCCTGACCACGATACTTCTTCCGTCCATGGGACGGTTTTGAATGTGATCCATCACCTTGACGTGTCTTTTTAGGCTTGCTAGGGACAAAATTTTGTCCGCTCAATGATTTAGCCATCAGCCACGAAACTGTTGGTACTTCTTAGCCAAGCCTGTGTAAAGACCACGCATCGGATGATCAGGATCATCACGACGGTCAAACTCATACAGCTCATTGAGCCATTTGACGCGGTTGCTCATCGCCTCCACGTCTTCCGCACCAGGCTTGCTGGGAATCATCGGATCAGGCCGTTCCATCAGAAAGGCTTGCCAGTTGCTTTGGTTGGAGTGCGTTGCTCATCAATCTGTGCTTGGAGCGCAGCTTGAATCTCAGTGACCTTTTCAGCACCACCAAGCTTGTCTTGCGCCCAGCCAACACAAGTCGTTTCAGTCAGATCTGCGTAAGCAATGATGTCATCACCTTCAGCAGGTGCATCAAGACCGATGCTGCCATACGCACCAGCAGAATAGGTGCCGTCATTGGCGCTCACTGAATAGTGAACAACCGAAACGATGCCGTCAGCAACGGTACGTTCCAGAGTGTTGACGGTCCAGGTGAACGTGGTGGTTGGGGTAGACATTGGAAGTGTCGTGATGGAGAAAGTTTAGACGTAGATGGACTTAAAGCCCAGCGTCAGTGAGGCGTTGCTCAAGAGTTTCAATCTTGGCGATTGCTTCTTGCAATGCAGCAG